TGCAAGTTAAATGTCCTGAGAACGATAAACACGCAGGAAAAGGAAAAATATGTTGATTGATAATGAAGATGAGTTGCCAAGTGAGTTAGAAGTAGTTGAAGAACAACAGCAAGCAAAACTCCCTGAACCAGAACAACTTTCAGACGTTCCCAATTTCTATCGGGATAAAAGTCTAGAAGATGTTATCAAGATGCATCAAGAGGCTAACAAGTTAATTGATCGTCAAGGTAAGGAAGTAGGCGAGATTCGTAAACTAGCAGATGAACTCATAAAGCAGAACCTCAGTTCTAACAAGCAACCTATTAAAGAGGAAGCACCAGAAGTAGACTTCTTTGAGAATCCAAAAGAAGCAATTCGTCAGACTGTCGATAACCATCCAGATGTAGTAGCGGGACGCCAAGCGGCTCACGACTTCAAAAGGATGCAGATTCAGCAAAAGTTAGCGCAAGAGCATCCCGACTATGGTCAGGTTGCTTCAGACCCAGACTTTGCAAATTGGGTGAAATCTTCACCTGTTCGCATAAATCTGTTTGCCAAGGCTGATGGTGAGTTTGATTACGATAGTGCAAACGAATTACTTACTACTTATAAACAGTTACGTGGCGTGAAGGCGAAACAAACGAGTGATGCTGGTGAAGCAACTCGCAAGACTAACCTGAAGGCGGCGGGTGTGGATATAGGTGGTAGTGGAGAATCAGGAAAAAGAGTTTATAGACGGGCTGACCTTATTCGGCTGAAAATGACCGATCCGAACAGATACGAAGCCTTGAGTGATGAAATCATGCAAGCCTACGCAGAAGGTCGGGTCAAATAATTAACTTATCGCTTTTTGGAGATTTATCATGCCTTTAGGTACAAATAATGTGACAGTAACGACAGCGGCAACCTTCATTCCTGAAATTTGGAGTGACGAAATTGTTGCGGCTTACAAGAAGAACCTCGTTTTAGCAAACTTGGTTATGAAGATGTCTTTCAAGGGAAAGAAGGGTGACACAGTTCACGTTCCTGCTCCTACCCGTGGTTCAGCGTCTGCAAAGGCGGCTGGTTCACAAGTAACTTTGATTGCGGCAACGGAATCAGAAGTTCAGGTAGCAATCGACAAGCATTACGAGTATTCTCGTTTGATCGAAGACATTGTAGAAGCACAGGCTTTAAACAGTCTGCGTAACTTCTATACAGCAGACGCTGGTTACTCTTTGGCTAAACAAGTCGATTCAGACTTGATTAACCTTGGACGTTCAACCAATGGCGGTGCTGGTACTAACGTGTATGCAACTGGTGCGTTTATTGGTGGTGATGGTACAACTGCTTATGTTGCCGCAAGCAACAATGAGTCAGCCTTGACCGATGCCGCTATTCGCCGCACTATTCAGCGCATGGATGACACCGACACCCCAATGGACGGAAGATTCTTTGTAATTCCTCCTTCAAGCCGTAACACGCTGATGGGCTTGGCACGTTACACAGAGCAAGCCTTTGTTGGCGGTACTAACAATACCATCCGCACAGGTGAGATCGGTAACTTGTATGGTATCCCTGTGTTTGTCTCAAGCAATTGCGACACAGCATCAGGTTCTGCCGCCGCCCGTGTTTGTTTAATGGGACACAAAGATTCTTTGGTTCTGGTTGAGCAAATTGGTGTGCGTTCACAAGTTCAGTACAAGCAAGAGTACCTTGCTACGCTGTTCACATCTGACACGTTGTATGGCGTTCAGATTCTCCGTGCGGCGGCAAGCACAGGTGCGGCCAAGTCTGCATCTATGTTCGCTCTTTTAGTTCCTGCCTAATTGCAGTTGCGCCCCCTGCCCTAGTGGTGGGGGGACTTTTTTAAACTTAATTAGGAGAATCTTATGGCGGCGGCAACAGCAGTTGTATCACGTAGAGGAACTGACACATTCAGGGGTTTATTCTCTGATACGTTTTCAGTAGTAGCAACCTTGAACGCATCATCTCTAGCAGATGGCGCAGGAGAGACAAACACGATAGCAGTCCCAGGCGTGAAGTTGGGCGATATTGTGATGAATGTAAGTATGGGTGTGGATGTTTCTGGCATCTCCATCACTCCTTATGTTTCAGCGGCAGATGTGGTGTCTATTCGTTTCCAAAACGAATCAGGTGGCACATTAGATTTGGCATCCACCACAGTTAAATGTGTGGTTGTTAGATTAGTCTAAAGACAAGGGGGGCTTGCCCCCCTTTCTTTTAAGGATAAATATGGCCTTGTTTCGTTGCAATAAATCTGGCAATACAGTCGAGTTCAAATACGACTTCGATATTGTAGAAATGCGTAGACACCCTGAATACACAGAGGTTGATACTTCTGCTGTTGTAGAGGTTGAGAAGGTTGATGGAACAAGGCATACGCTAACTTTGAAGAAACCTATGGGTAGACCCCGTAAGGAACAACTGTTATGAGTGATATTGACGCTAGAGACTTTGGACGATTGGAAGCCCAAGTAGAGGTTTTACATGAGCAAGTTTCCCAATTGAGCAACGATGTCAAGGCATTGCTTGAACTGGCAAACCAGTCTAAGGGTGGCTTTTGGATGGGGATGGTCATTGCCTCTGCCCTGTCGGGCGTGGTGAGTTTCTTTGCCGCACGATGGATCAAGTAAGTTAACAAGGAGAAAACTTATGATGTACGGAAAATCAAGCAAGATGCCTAAAAAAGATGGCAAAAAGGGTGTGCCGATTGCCATTATGGTTGCTGTTGGTAAGCCAAAGGCTATGCCCATGCGTGGTCAGCGCACAGCAACAAACATGATGAAGAAGTCTGGGAGAAGTAAATGAGTTCATTATCTGGGGCAAAAACGCTTCTTAGCGCAGTTGTTGCAACTGGCGCATCTCAGCCTGTACAAGCAGACGCAGGGCAACCCGCATTTCTGCAAGTTGTTGGCATAACCACCGCTACTGTTGCTTTGCAAGGTAGTTTGGATGGAACAACCTACGCAACGATTGGTACGGCATTGACTGCTGATGGCATCATTACCATAGCCAATGCTCCAAAGTATTTGAGAGCCAATTGCACGGCCTATACCTCTGGCACTATTACGGCAAAGGTTTTGTACTGATATGAAAAAAACCAAAGCACAAGCCAAGATCAGCAAAGTAATGCGTGAGTACAAGGCAGGTGATCTGCACTCAGGCTCTAAAAAAGGCAAGATAGTAACTAGCCAAAAGCAAGCGATTGCTATTGCTTTATCTGAGGCAGGAAAGGCTAAGAAGAAATGAAACAAGGACTTTATGCCAATATCAATGCCAAACAAGCAAGAATTAAGGCTGGCTCTAGTGAACGTATGCGGAAAGTTGGTAGCAAAGGTGCGCCAACTGCCAAAGCGTTTATTGAGTCTGCTAAAACTGCAAAGAAACCAAAAAAGGTGAAGTGATGAAAACTCCCGCTTGGCAACGCTCCGAAGGTAAAAATCCTAAAGGAGGGTTGAACTCCAAGGGCAGAGCATCTTATAATGCGGAAACTGGTGGTAATTTAAAAGCACCAGTAAAGTCGGGGGACAACCCTCGCAGAGCAAGTTTCTTGGCTCGTATGGCTGGTAATAGCGGTGCTGAGTACAAGAATGGTGAACCGACAAGACTGCTTCTTTCGCTCAAAGCATGGGGTGCATCCTCAAAGGCTGACGCAAAGGCAAAGGCTAAGTCTATTTCTACACGAAATAAGGCGAAAGCGAAATGACCTACCTAGAACTTGTAAACGATGTGTTAGTGCGCCTCAGAGAGCCTGTGGTCACCACTTTCAGCGAAACTACTTATTCCACCCTGATTGCCAAGTTTATAAATGATGCCAAGCGTCAGATTGAAGATGCCTTTGCTTGGAATGTATTGGTTCAAACTATTACAGTTACCACAGTTGCAAACACTTCCTCCTACTCCCTCACAGGGGCTGGTCAGAAGTTTCAAGTCTTAGACGCAATCAATACCACTAGTGTTTTGGGGATGACAAACATAGATTTTGTCACCATGAACCGCAATATTAACTTTTTGCCTGTGGGTACTTCAGCACCTACTAACTATGCTTTTAATGGCGTAGATGGTAATTACGATACAAAAGTCACCTTGTATCCAGTTCCAAATGCTGTATACACAGTTAAATTCTCTTTAGCCATACCACAAGCAACTTTAGCGGCTGACGCTACTGTGGTGCTAGTTTCTGATGTTTTAGTGTCTCAAAACGCCTATGCAAGAGCATTGGTGGAGCGTGGTGAAGATGGTGGATTGTCTTCCTCAGAGGCGTATAACTTGTATCGGGCTATGCTGTCTGACTATATTGCTTTGGAAGGCACACGCTATCCTGATCGTGGGGAGTTTGTAGCAATATGACCCAAAGATTGCAGACCTTTAGTGTTCAAGCGCCAGGCTTCTTTGGGCTAAACACGCAAGACTCTCCTCTGACGTTGGAGGCGGGATATGCGTCTATTGCTACCAATTGCATAATTGACCAATATGGACGTATTGGCGCACGAAAAGGCTTCTCAAGGGTTAACTCATCCTCTGGCAATTTAGGCGCAAATGACATAAAGGTCATCCATGAGTTAGTGCAACTTGATGGAACACTAACTGTGCTGTTTGCTGGCAACAACAAGTTATTCAAACTCAGTTCTACCAATACAGTTGTAGAGTTGACCTATGGTGGTGGAGGTACTGCCCCGACTATTACTAATAGCAATTGGCAATGTGCATCTTTGAATGGGATTACATTCTTTTTCCAATCTGGCTTTGACCCTTTGATTTATGACCCTGCGGTCAGCGCCACTACATTCAGGCGTGTGTCTGAGAAGACGGGTTATACAGGCACAGTTCCTTTGGGAAATATTGTGATCTCTGCCTTTGGTCGATTGTGGGTGGCTGACACTACGGCAGACAATGTAACAATTACCTTTTCTGATTTGTTGGCAGGGCATAACTGGACGGGTGGCACTTCAGGAACATTAAATGTTGCCCAAGTGTGGCCTAATGGCTCTGACCAGATTGTTGGTCTTGGCGCACACAATGGCTTTCTGTTTATATTTGGCAAACGTCAGATATTAGTTTATTTAGGTGCTACAACGCCATCATCACTTACTTTGAGCGACTCTATTGGCAACATTGGTTGTTTATCAAGAGACTCTATTGTTACTACTGCCTCAGACATTGTTTTCTTGTCTAACTCTGGTGTGCGTAGTCTTTTGCGTACTATCCAAGAGAAATCTGCCCCATTGCGTGATTTGTCTAAGAATGTGCGTAATGACTTGATGACTTATGTGTCGGGTGAGGTGTCTTCAAGTATCAAGGCAGTCTATTCAGAAGTTAACGCTTTCTATCTTCTAACCCTTCCTATTGCAAAACAAGTCTATGTATTTGATACAAAGGCTCAGTTACAGGATGGTTCTGCTAGGGTAACAACTTGGGACTCTATTGAGCCAACTGCATTGCTGGCAAGAAGAAATGGTGATTTACTGATTGGCAAGAATGGTTATGTTGGCAAATATGGGACATATCTTGACCATGCCTCTACCTATCGTTTTCAGTATTACACCAACTATGCTGACTTAGGTGATGCAAATATTACATCAATCCTGAAGAAAATTTCTGTGGTGGTGATTGGTGGAACTAACCAAATATTTACAATCAAGTGGTCTTATGACTTTTCTAGTCAATATTACGCCACACAAGCAACAATTCCTATATCGACAGTAGCCGAATATGGAATGGCTGAGTATGGTGCAAATGGCATCCCAGTAGCATACTATTCAACAGGCATACAGATTGGCACATTGGTTGGTCAAGCATCAGGCTTTGGCAAGGTTGTGCAGACTGCTTATGAGATTGAGATCAATGGCTCGGCTATCAGCATACAGAAGATTGAGATTCAGGCTAAAAACGGAAAACTTGGGTAAGGAATAAATATGGCAAATTACACAAAAACCACCAACTTTGCGGCTAAAGATGCACTTGCGTCAGGCAATGCCTCCAAGGTCGTTAAAGGTACTGAGATCGACACAGAGTTTACTAATATCCAAACTGCTATTACCAGTAAAGCAGATGGAACATTTACAAACTTCTCGTTTGTTGAAGCATCAAATGTCTTGTATATCTACAATGTAGCAACGCCTGTGGCAAAGATTGATGCCTCTGGTAATTTGACTGTGATTGGCAACATCATTGCGAATGGAACAATGTAATGAAAGCATCAGAAATCATTAAAGCAGATGCGGTCAAGCGCAAAATTGACCCTGATAAAGCCTTGCGTACTGTTAGTGCGTTGGTTAAGGCTAAGTCTGCTGTTTTGATGCAAGAGAGTGATTCTGTTCTTTTGGTGCGTAAGATTAACCCAACATCCGCAGAGATTCACTTGTTTACTGAAGATAACCCTAGAACATTGGCAAAGGCTGTTATTGGCTTTGTCAGAAGAGGTAAGGCTTTAGGTATTAAGACTGTCTATGGCAAAGCGGACAACCAAGGTATTGTTGAGTTGATGAAGCGAGTTGGCTTGAATGTACAAGCATCTGACTTGCAACAGTACAACTGGAAAGCACAGATATGAGAAATAGTCTTGCCCTATTAGGTATACCAGACCTCCCCATCTATGCGTTTCGCCATGTTGGGGATAGAAGGATTCAGCCCCAAGGTGGTGGTGGTGGTATTCCAATTGTTAGTGATATTGTTGATGCTGGTAGCGATCTTGTTAGTAGTGTTTCAGATGCGGTGGCTGATGTTGATGACACAGTAAACGAAGAAATACCAGGCGGTTGGGCTACTGTTGCTTCTGTTGCAGTTCCTGTTGCCGCACCTTATATTCAAGCGGCTAATGTGCTTGACAGGGGTGGAAGTCTTGAAGATGCCGCTAAAGCCGCTGTCATTGGACAAGTTGCTGGTCAGGTTGGTGGTGCAGTAGGCGCAGAGGCGGGTTCTAGTTTTGCTGGCAATGTGGCTAGTGGGACTACTGGTGGGTTGCTAAGTGGCAAGTCACTAGAGGAGTCTGTTAAAGGTGGCGTGATAAGTGGTGGAATAAGCCAAGTTACACCATCTGGTTTATTGACTTCTGGTGGAACAACGCCAACGCAAGAATATATCCCTGAGTTGAACATTGGTCAAAACACACCATCGGCAACATCAAATTACACGTATTTACCATCTGCAAATATAACGCCTACAAGTACTGGGCAAGGAACAACTGGAGCAAATAACATGGCTGAATATGACACAAACGCCTACGAGAACTATGGTAGTCAAGATATGTATACCAATCCATATAGTGCCGTGGGGGCAGATAACGCATATCTTGCAAACACGCAGATGTATAACAATCCCTATGATGCTTTGTCTGCTGATAACGCATATATGGCTACACAAGCACTTACTCCAGAGCAACTTGCTCAAGTAGGAATGGGCGCACCAACAAGTTATCTTTCCTCTCTAGATGCGGCTACACAAGCCATAATCAAACGAGCATTGGCGGCTGGTGGTACTGCGGCTCAAGGAGCAATGAACTTTTTAGGTCAAAAGGGCGTTATCCAAGGCGGGCTAGGCGCAATTGGCTCATTAAGGCAAATTGAAGCAGATAAGCAAGCGGCAATTAGGGCGCAAGAAAATCTTGCAAGAGCAACACAACAAGGCGTTGCTGGCTCACAGTTCAGACCAGTTGGTACAACCACCCGTTTTGGTACATCTCAGTTCCAAGTTGATCCCACTACTGGTCAGTTGACAAGCGCAGGGTATACAGCCGCACCTGAGATTACTTCTGCCCAAAATAGACTTATGGGTTTAGGTGCTAGTTATCTAGCGCAGACTCCTGAAGAAGTTGCTCAACAATATATGTCTAAGCAATATGACTTGCTTGATCCTAGTAGGCAAAGACAATTGGCTGGTATTAGAAACCAACAGTTCCAAACAGGCCGTGGTGGTTTATCAGTAGGTTCTACTGGTTTGCGTCCAAGTGGCGCACAAGGCTTGATGGGTGCTAATCCTGAGTTAGAGGCGTACTACAACGCATTGGCACAACAAGATGCACAGTTGGCGGCACAAGCACAACAAGCAGGTCAACAACAAGTTTCTTTTGGTACGGGCTTGTTTGGTCAGGCTGGTCAGTTAGAGCAACTTGCACAACAACCATTTAATCTTAGCCAAGGTCTTGCTGAAAAATCATCATTGAGTGGATATAGGGCTGGCGATTTAGGTTACAGAGGAGCATTGGCGGGCGGTGTGATTGGAAGATCAGCATCGGCAACAGTTGATCCTTATGGTCGTGCTTTAACTGGGCTTGCTGACCCATCTTCATTGTTTGGTAACGCATTGGGTTCTTATTTTACGTCCCCTTTGGCTAATACTAGAAATGTTGGTGGTACTGGTAGCACATTTAATACTGGCTACTATGACCCAATGCAACAAGAGTTTTAAGGAATAATCATGGCACAAGATATAGTAGGTGGATTATTTGGAATTACTCCTCAATCGTATGAGGAAGGCGTTTACAACAGGTCACTAGAGCGGGCTAAGGCTTATGACGCTCCAGCACAACTGCAAGCATCTTTCGCACAAATAGGGCGCGGCATTGGTGGAGCATTAGGTGCTGAAGACCCACAGTTAAAACTGATAAGCGCACGAAATGCAGTAATGCAAGAGTTAGACCCTACTAACCCTGATTCGCTTATGGCTGGCGCGCAAAGATTAGCTCAATTCGATCCTGTCGGCGCAAGTGCGTTAGCCAACGCAGCTAGAGACGCGCAACTTAAAATTGCCCAAGCAACAAGATATTCGCGCGAAGGCCGTGCGTTAAGCGTAGGCCAAGACGTATTAAAAGCCGAAACAGAGGCTGGTTACCTATCTGCTATTCGTCAACTACAAGGCATGGAGCAAACGCCAGAAAATGCGGCTACTCTTCAGGTATATAAAGATAAGTTAGCCGCGTTAACTCGCACTAAAGAAGCAGCGCCTCTGGACATCCAGAAAGCGCAGGAATACCGCAAAGCGTTAATTAAAGATAATGCGCCCGCAGCACAGATAGCTGAAGTCGATCGGTACATCAAAGGATTGGAAGGCGGTAGAGGAACTGCGATTACTAACGTCTTGCCTGGTCAAAAGGAGTTTGTTGATATTCCTAAATTCAGGGCGACTGTCCAAGGCACTGTTGATCCGCAATCTAAGACTGTATACGCGGCAGATCAGGCGTTGCAAAATATTAACGACTCAATATCTACTAACAACTTCTCCTCGTTTAGGGCAGCGCAAACGGGTTTTGCTAGAGCGATATCCGGAACTGGCGACTTGAGCCAGAAAGAATTGATTGCAGCCGGCGCTGACCCGTCATTGCTTGGTGGAACGGCCGACACGATATCTAAACTGTTTAGTGGCACGCCAACATTGGATACGCAAGAAAAGATGAGAAAGACCTTGCAAGCTATTCGTACTGTTGCGGCCAAGAAGGCCACTGATGAAATTGATCGTCAGGCTAAGATAGCAAGTAGACAACCTGGCTACACGCCTCAAATAATCAACGAAGCGTTAGACTTCCCTGAGTTCAAAATGCCTGGAGCCGCGCCCACTGCCGGCGGCCCATTCACAGACACGGAAAAAGAAAAGCGTTACCAAGCGTGGAAAAACTCACAGACAGGACAAAAGCCATGACCGAACAAGAAGAGTTTGAGTTTCGCCTTCGTTTCGAAAACGAGCAGGCTACGGCAGCGCCTGCTGGACCCACACCTGCACCTTCACCATCTATGGGCGCCCTTATAGCTGAAGGCGCGCGTAAAGGTTTTGCAGGCACTGTAGGCGCGGTGTCTGGGCTAGCTAATATCATAGATAAAGCCGGTATAAACCCATTCACTATGGGTATGCGCGCTGCAGGCACGCCTATACCTGCGCCTACTGGCGGTTTGGTAGAGACATTCCAACAAGGCCGTGAGCCCGTTTATGGTGGCCTTATGCGGCTTATGGGGTCTACAGGTGTGCAACCTCAGACAGGCCCTGAAAAAATGATATCCCAAGGCGCTGAAGCAGTTACTTCGCCTGAATCGTATGTATTCCCTGCGCTGTCTGTAATTAAACGTCTAGGCCCTGTTGCCCAAACATTACTGCGGCCTGCCGAACAAGCAATTGTTGGCGGCTCTGCGGAAGCTGGCGGTCAAGCCGGAGAATATGCAGGTGAAAAGGTAGGCGCGCCAGGTACTGGGCGATTTCTTGGTAGTCTGTTTGGCGGTATTGGTGGCGCCTATAGCACTGGCGCTGCGATAAAAACCGGTGAATTAGGTGGAAAAGGTATTAGTCTGGCAACAAGTCAGTGGAACAAAATCCGTGGCGCTAACCCTGAAGATGAATTGCTCAAAGACGTTGACAACCGAATTAGCAACATCTTTATAGCTGCTGGCGCTGCTGACCCTAACTTTATGAAAGTGCTTACTGAAGCGGCCAAAGCGCAGGAAAGCGTCTATCTAAAAGCGCCAGGTGGCACGCCCGTGCAGATGCCACTTAGTTCGTTGTTAGCCGATAACCCAGTTATTAACAACTTCATCCAAAGCCTATCGTCTAAAGACCCAGTATTCCGCGCTCAATACAGCGACCAGTTTGAAAAAGCCAAACAGGCCATGGTGGCCAACCAGATCAAACTGTTTGGTGACCCATCTAAAGTACAAGTAAGTATTAAACCTACTGATTTGGCTGCCCCACAAGCGCGCCGTCTTCGCACAATTGATGAACAAATTGCTGACGTCTATAGCGACAAGTCTATGGACCCAACTATGTTGGGCAACCGAATCGATAACTTATTGGCTAAAAAAGAAGATGCCGCCTATAAAGAAGTGCGGCCGCTTTACACTGAAGCGTTCAATATTGCCAAAGATAAGAATGTCGAATTGCCTTCTACGGCAGTCGATGACATCTTTAACTCTGTAGCCGGCGCGCAAGCGTCTGATATTTTTAAGACGTTCCCGTCTATCTACAACCGCGTACGGGCAAAATTTAAACCAGAAACTGTTGAACCTAGCGCAATCCTAACGGCCGAGGGTAAACCCGCAATTGAAGGCGGCGTTAAGTTCTCTGCTGCCACAGTAGAAGACTTGGATTCTTTGAAGCGCGAGGTCAACAAGCAGTTGCGTAAGACCTCGGACCCTGCTGACATTCGTCTGTTGACCGAACTCAAAACACGCGTCAGTGGCCACATTGACAATCTTGACCCCGATTTTGTTACAGCATACCGAAATGCGGATAATTCTTATTTGCAAAAAGTAGGTCTGCCGTTCAATTCAGATACGCTAAACAACATTGACCGCAAGAAGTTTGTCGAACAGATTGCGCCTGCGCTACTGGGCAATAAGTCTAATGTCAGCCAGTTTATTGATGCTACCGGCCAAGATGGCGTACGTGTAGCGCGCGATGCCTTTATGGATAGTTTCAGTCGTGCAGTGTTAAAAGACGATGTAATTAATCCTAAACTTGCGGATAAATGGCTTAAAAAGAACCAAGGTGGCGTGTCTTTAATACCTGGTTTAGAGAATGAATTACGTGGGTCTGTAACTAACGTACAAGTATTATTAGCAGAACGTAAACGTTTAGATGACGCATTTAGAGAAGTAGCTGGCAACCAGATCATTAAGGGTGAAGGGTTTGACAACGCGCAAGATTTGGTTACCAAAATGTATGGCGATGTTAATTTCACCAACAAATTTATGTCTAAGTCTGGGTACGGCGAGAATAAGGACGCTGTCAATGCAGTCCGGTCATTTATGTTGGATGATATCGTTAAGTCTGGCGATCCAATTGGGTTATTAAACGACCGCAGTAAATCAGCCGTTTTTAACCGCGTGTTTGGGCCTACCTACGCGCAGAAGGTCGCTGACTTTGCAACAGTGTCTAACCGCATAACCAAAGATTTAACTAACGTGCCGTTTAGGACTGAGACTGTCGCTAAGACGCCGGTCGAAATGCTAACAGGCATCCCGCCTGAACAAATCATTTCAAGAATTTACAACCCTGTGTCGGGCGTAACCTACGCCATCACATCATTGGCTAGTAAATTCTGGGCTAATCAAGCGTCTAAGATGACTGAACAACGGATCAAAGAATTGCTGCTTAATCCTGCAGATGCGGTTAAGGTATTTAACGCTGTGCAACCAAAAATTAATCAGTTTGATCGCACTAAACTTGACGAGGCTATCGCCGTAGGTAAAAAATATGGCATTAATTGGGTAGCTGATGCAGCCAACGACGCTATGTCTGGCGCGGCCCGTGGCGCAGTGCAGGGCATACCCCAGCCCCAGGAGTAACCCATTGACCCTTTCTCTCTTCTCTTACTGGCACAAACTGCTTTTGGCGCTATCAAGCAGGGCTGCGACTTTTTACACCAAGGTCGTATTCAGCTTGAGTCTGCTAAAAAGACCATTGAAGGCGTGCAGTCAGACATTAAGGCGGTCAAAGGAATATTTGATTGGTTCATTGGCCTCTTTGTCTCTAAGCCAGAAAAAGTCGACGTTGCAAAGCCTGTGGCGCAAACGAAAGCCAAAGCCGCAGCCAAGCAGTCCTACGAAGTTCTTGAACTGGAACTCATTAAAAGCGTGGGTGACAACCTTGGGACGCTTTTCGACACGCAACAACAAATAAACAACTACTACGCAGAACTTGAAGAGGAATCAAAGACCAACTACAACCCAGAACAAAACACGTCAAAGAAGGCTATCGAGCGTGCTTTGATTGAGTTGCAGATGGAGAAGTTGATGGAGCAGACCAGAGAGGCGATGGTCTATGCGCCAGCGGAATTGAAGGACTTGTATAGCAGATTCTTGGTGATGCATGGCAAGATCGAGCGTGAGCAAGAGTGGGCTAGGGCTGAAACGATTCGCAAGACTAGGCAAGCAAGATGGAAAAGGGAGCAAGAGGAAATTCATAGGATCGAGATGGTAAGTAGCGCTATTGCTGTGACATTCATTTCTTTAATTTTTGGATGGTTGATGTGGGCAATACGAAACTTATCTGGTGGGTTTTGATTGGTGTGGCGGTATGTCTAATTGTTGGAGTTACATCAATGGCATACGTAGAAACCCTATACATGCGGGCGCAACTCAAGCAAGAAATGAAAGAGTTGCGTAAACTGAAACGAGAATTGAAGGAGTCAAAATGAATGAACTATTCGGTATTCTTAAAGGGCTTGCGCCTACTCTTGCTACTGCTGTTGCTGGCCCTTTGGGTGGTGCCGCTGTTAGTGCTATTGCTAGTCGGCTGGGTTGTAACGACTCTGTTGAAGCAGTAGCCAAAGCTATTGCTGGCGATCCAGCGGCAGCGCAGAAGATAGCAGAACTAGAGTTGGAAATGACTAAAGTGGCGGCAGACGCTATGAAGAACGAGGACAACAACGTCACGGGGCGTTGGAACGCAGACATGGTTAGCGATTCTTGGTTGTCTAAGAATATCCGCCCCATGAGCCTTGTAGCTATTTTTGTAGGTTACTTTCTGTTTGCCATGATGTCAGCGTTTGGTTTAAACGCTAACGAGGCGTATGTCACGCTCTTGGGACAATGGGGTATGCTTATCATGGGCGCATATTTTGGCGGCAGGACTGTTGAAAAACTAGCGGAGATGAAAAAGAAATGAACCTCTCAGAACACTTCTCTTTAGACGAACTAACGCACACAGACCACAGAGACTTGGACAATACGCCAAACGAGGCAGAGTCTGCCAATTTGCGTAGGTTGGCAAGTTTTTTAGAACAAGTCAAAACTGTACTTGGCGGCAAACCAATCATGGTCAACTCAGCTTTTCGCTCTAAGGCGGTCAATGACGCTGTAGGTTCAAAAGATAGCAGCCAGCACCGCGTTGGTTGCGCGGCCGACTTGCGTGTGCCTGGCATGACGCCCGATGAGGTGGTGAAAACTGTTATTGCGTCTGGTATTGGATACGATCAAATCATTCGGGAGTTTGACCGCTGGACACATATTTCTGTGCCGAATCTATCTACATCGACGCCAAGGCAACAAGCCTTGATCATCGACAAGCAAGGCACTAGACCCTACGCTTAGTCTTCGCTACTTAGCATAAAGATGGCGACGGCGACTGTGACTACCACTACGCCGCCCATGACAAGCAGCATGACCGCCCAAGCAACTGTTTCAAGCATCTTTGCGCTCCTGGTCGAGTTCCCGTTTCATGTACATAACAAACGCTTCAACCAACTTTAAGAAGTATGGCAGTAGCGCGCCTAATACAAATATTAAAACATCATTCATTGTTTTTCCTTTTTAATGTAGCGTCAATGTGTCTAACCATTTCAAATATGGTTGAGCGCCCAGCCCCACACTGAAAATCTTCCCAGTCCCAGTAGTCTTCTACTTCCTGATCGGTCAACCCAACCCAAGGGCGTTTGTATTCCTGAATGTCATCATCTTCTTTGGCATTGCGCCTGATCTCTCTGGCGATGCGCTCAAATTCTTCGTCTTCTGGTGTCATTTGATTAAACTCCTATAAGCGTTGATGGCGTCTTTCAAATCGTTTTGCAATTGCTCAATATAGTCTTGCTGCTGTTGCATCTTAATGTAAGACTCTTTAGCAAACTTGGCTAGATTCTCTTGGCTCCATGACTCAAATGTTGGCATTGTTACTCCTATCAAGTCTTTTCTGACGTTCTTCTTTAATGTCTTCTGGCGGTATTACCACTTCTTGCGTAGTAAATCTATGCTCATTGGCGCATTCGCGCCTGCGGGTATACCCAAAAGCAGGGGACTTTTTCGTCTGTTTGACAACTGACCAAGTGTTGCAGATTGGGCATTTCATGGGCGCCTTGCCGCCTGCAGTATCTCAATGCGCTCGCGTGCAGCGCGCAAGGTCGTATAGCGCTGGTGCAGCCGCTCCAAGACGGCCACACGTTTGCCAACTTCGCGTTCGTCGGTCAGCATCTCCAGCACCTTGACCTCATTCAAGGTCTTAAGTTCAGCGTTTAGTTTTCGCCATGTAAGCATTGATTTTTATCTCCAGTTTAACAATTGTGTCTACAGTTTTTACTAATGTTCGATTGGCGGCGTTAGCGTCTTTTTGATGTATTTTTAAGATGGACCGCGCGGCTTTAAGCTGCGCTTTCCACAGGTTTAGTCTAGTCATTTAAGTTCCTCCATGGCAATATCTGACAAGGCGCGTTTGTCGTGGAGCGCTGCCCAAATCTTCTCATCTACTGTTTTATTAGAGATCATTACGTAGCACCACACGTCATGCCGCTGGCCGCTACGATGCAGACGCCCGATTGTTTGTTCATACAGTTCGAGCGACCAAGGCAAGGACAAGAAGACGATTCGACTGCCGCCGTGCTGCAGGTTGAGTCCATGGCCGGCTGACTTGGGGTGGACCAAAAGAAGTTCGATCTCGCCAGCATTCCATCGTTCAATAGCGCGGTCGTCGTCAAGGGTGGCGGCTTTGGGATATCTACGTTTGAGTTCGGCCAACTCTTCTTTGTACGTGTACGCCACCAAAGTATTGGCATGTTGGTTTTCCTCCAGTAGTTCATCAAGCCGGTCAAATTTAGATGTGTCAAACCATACGGGTTTATCCGCATATACAAAGCCCGACGCCATTTGTTGCAGCTTGGCCGTTACGACGCCGGCGTTAACTGCAATCGCGCGGTCATTGGGGAACTGCGCGACAAACTCAACCTTCATGTCGTCATAGGGTTTACGATTAGTCAGGTTACCGCGCACTTCAACTGTGTGCAGGGCCGGCAGTTTGTCTTTGTATTCGCCGGGCTCCAATACGAACGTCGCCGGCTTGATGCGTTCCATAACCAAAGCCAAGGCGCCAGGGCGCGGCTGCCAATCGTTGTACTCGCGGTTAATCAGCGCAAAGTACTGCTGCATAAACGCACCCTTGGCACGGCCAAGCAGGTTCTGGTCGACGATCTTGCACTGGCCAAAGACGTCTTCTAAGCCGTTGCTAGTGAAACTGCCGGTAAGGCCCCAGCGGATCACCATGGGCTCGATCACTTTGTTGAGCGCCTTAAAGCGCGCGCCTGATGGATTCTTTAGCCGCGTGAGTTCGTCAAACACAATGGCATCGAAATCAAGTTCTTGTTCGGCCAGCCATTGCAGGTTGTCGTAGTTAGTCACAACAATGCGCGCGTTAGACGCCAGCGCTGCTAGACGCTCTTTCGGTGAGCCTACGGCCACAGCAATCTTTTGACGTGGCGCCCACTTAGGCTGCTCCACAGGCCACACGTCAGTGCAAACGCGTTTAGGCGCCAGCACTAGAAAACGCGTGACCTCGCCATTGGCGAGCATGTCTTGCATAGCCGCTAGGGTGATGGCAGTTTTGCCAGCCCCTACCGGCGCCAAGATCATGGCGCGGTCGCGCTCATAAAGAAAGTCAGCCGCCTCAATTTGATACGGCCTCAATGATCCAACCATCTATTTGCTCCTTGCTCCATAAACATGCGTACTTCTGATTCATTAGCGCCATGTCTGACGCGAATATTTTTTGCAGTTCTGACAAACGCCCATCAGGCGCTTTCAGTTCGATAAACCAAGTCTGGCCATTTGGCAAACAAACTACTCTATCGGCAACGCCTCTGTGCGCCGGACTAGTAAATTTGTACGCCCTACCGCCAAGGTCTTTGACGCGTTGCACTAAATATTTTTCGATTATTTTTTCTTTCATGTCAAAAAGTTTAACACACTATTATTTTTTGTGCTATAGTTCAGTCT